GCCTCGGGTAATCCGGAACGTAACGAAGAATTCTCGTTAATAATCAGTATGTTAGCCATGTGCTCGTTGATAAATTCTCCTAGAGTTGATAACGCATCCCGACCCTTGACATTCATGGACGACTGCATCCGACTAAACTCATCTAAGGTCCACTCGTAGACCCTCTCCATATCGTATTCAATTAGGCTCAAGTCACGCGCGATGTGTCCACCGGATAGGTTGGACGCTACCGTTGCAGACCAGAACCGCTCCCGACTCGTGTAATTCAGAGCCTTGTCCAGCTTCTCTTGGATACGCATACGCAGGGAGTTAGCCTTGTCCCTGTTGGCAACCACCCACTGCATGTAGGGAACTCCGGCGTGTCCGTAGTTCTCAGCCAGCTTGCCAAACAATCTATCAGCTTCTGCCTTATCTAAGTTGCCAACCCGGTCGATCTTGTATTCGATGATCCGCATGGACTCCCCGTCAGGGAACGCCTTCAGTTGGAGCAACTTGTCGTAGAGCGATGCGTTGGAGGTGCACAGCATGATCATCGACCAGCGAGTATGGTTGACCCGCTCAGAGTTAGACTGACTCTGCATCCGGTTCTTGCCCCGGCCATGGGTAACGGTGTAGGAAGTATCTGAGATCAACTCAGACTTCATGTTCGTTATTTCGTCCAGCGTCCCGGCGACGTTAGACAAGACCCCCATGCGATGTATCCGGGCGTTCTGCGTATCGTCTGCCAGCATCATCAGATCGGTAGGGTGTCCGAAGACTGAGTTGCACATCCCCAGAATCGTGGACTTGCCGGTCCCTGACTCGTTGTTTAGCAGGTTGATGATCGACCCGCGATGGCCGGTGAATTTGAATAGTGGACTGCCAAACGCAGTACAGGCAGCGAATGCGTGTGGCTCAAACCCCGGTCTGTTATATATGTTAAAGACATCCTGCCAACCCTTGAGGGTGCCCTTGGGCTCAAACATGGGTGTGACGTTTTTAGTTTGCACGGATGGCGGTGTGTAGATCACACCCGTGGGCGTAATCTCTGACTCCCCAACTACGAACGACTCGTCGTTCTCGGTCCAGCCAAAATGCGTATGTGCTTTCAATGCTTTCTCTGACACTTGCAACTCCTTTAGTACTCTGGTTATGTAACTCATGATGTTGTCCATCTGCTTGCCGTAGGCGAAGACTCCGTTAGAAGCCAGCAGATCCCTGCACTTGTCTTTCGATAGCAGGTCGCCAACCGGGGTAGTAAATTGGCGCAGACCGTCGCGGGGTAGATGTAGCCGTAGCCACGCTATCTCCCCAACCCCTTGCTCGTATAGCCGTTGTGTTACAAAAAAATCGTGTTCGTAAACGCATGTTTCTTTCTCGCTATCTCCATCCTTCTCCTTCCAAATACCTCCCGCCTTACCACGAAAGTAGGGCCATGGTAGCGACGGGATCTGATACTGAACCGCAATTCCTGCGGAGTTAAACGCCGCAACGGTAGTCCCCGGTTCGGCTTTTTCAATGAGTACCCCTAGCTGGATAGGACTCGTGATCTTTCCGTAGTGGGGGCAACTCTGACATACCCCCGGTGCTAGGGTGTCAAAGGTTTTACAGACATAAGGTCCCTTGGTCTTCTCTGCTTTCTGCCTAGTCTCATCTGCATCGTAGTTCGGGTGATCCTTCGACATCTTATGGATGGAAGTCTCAGCGTCGTCGCAGTACCATGCAATCGACAACCCCGCTCGCCACACCGGCTCAGCAACCGACGCTTGATCGGTGACTATGTGCTTGATGTGAGCACACCCCTCATCTTGCAAACTACGTTTAGCAATCAGGGAAAACTTCGTTGCCTTATTATTAAGCAACGCTTTCGTGGCTTCATCTAACTGACGGCGCGGACCCAACTTACTATCGGGCTTCGATACTGCCAGCCCCTTATCTCGCAGGGTGGTGACCTCCAAGATATTGAGAGGGCGCACCGCCTGATGGATGATCCGCACGGTGTTGTGGGAGGTGACGTGCGTAGTGCCCGGAACCCGGAGAATCCGAGCCGCATCCGTAGTACAGGCATTGTCTATGTCGAGCCCATGCTGGGCCCCTAGTACCGCCATACCCCGCGCGATGGGTTGCCACTCCTCCTTCGTAATCTCAGCCTCAAGAGGCCAATACACATGCAGTCCACCACCAGAGTCAACGACCCATGGATCAGGTAGCGCAGTATCTGTAACAAATTTACGAAGGGCTACCGCAGCTTCTGTGCGGTCCTTGTAGACAGCCGTTTCCTTGTGGGATGGCGTCTCTTGCGTATCAATATCAAACCAAACCGCCTTGACGAAAGCCGCGTTGTCTCCTTCACGACTGTCACCATTTACGAACGAACTTAGGGCGAAGTAAACATTTATTCCCTTGCTTTCAAAATCTAATGCCCCCTGCTCTAGTTCTGCAAAGTTGTTTGCAGCTTTATGCAGTACGATGGATTTCTTTGGACCATTGAGTTTCTTAATCCCAACGGCAAAGTAAATGCCGTGCCCCGGTCCCGGCAGGACCGCCCTGAATAGCGACTGCATATCACCACTCGATATTGTGGAAGTCTGATATTAGTTCTTGAATCCTCGGTAAGTGAAGGTTCTTGTTAGGAAGCGTCCGTCCTGTAAACCACATATAGACAGTCATGCGGGACACTTTGAGATGACGGGCAACTTTAGCGGCGGGGATGTCACGATCAACACAGAGCAAGCCAAGTCTCACACCCAATTTTTCGGGGTCAGCTTTCTTGACTTGATCTACAAATTTTATGCTGTAGCCAAGCATGATGGTCCTTGAAGGGGAGATGTAAAGCAATGCTTTACATCTCCAGAGGTCTTAATGAGCGAGGCCGTTCGCCCCCACCCTGCGTGCGTCTGCTTTAGCTTTAGCCGCAACCGCGAGCCTGAGCCCCTGCTCCCGCATCTGAGCCCGACGCTCAGGAGAGATTAACATAGGCTTACGCTCTTTCTTCTCGGTAAGGTCCAACGCCTTTGGGGCCACCGTCCCGTTCTTGGCTTCGTAGTTCGAGGCCCAGTAAGCAAGTTGCTGATTAAACGTACGCATCTCGATTGCGGCGATCCCCGCAATCTTCTTGGCGATTTGCTCTTCAATGATCAATTTTACTTTTGGCTGTTTCATGATTACTCAAAGTTAAGAAAATGCCGGGTAGGACCCAACCCGGCGTGGGTTCGGACTCTTATTCCTCGTCGTCCCAGCGGCTCATAACATCATCAGCCGTTTTGGGTTTCGGAGCTTCGGGCTTGGCGCGTTTGATAGGCGGTTTGATTGGAGGAGTAGCTTCCTCTTCCTCTTCTTCAACCACAGGAGCGGGTGAGGCTTTCGGAATCTCCTTCGGGATTACGCCCGGAGTAGCACCGTCAGTCTTGCCGGGGGTAAACGTGATCGCATTGTGTGCATCCTGAGTCTGCCCCTTTTCCTGCACGATCAACCACTCCGACTCCTCCAGAGGGCGCACCGCCTTGAAGAAAAGTTTAGGAGTAGCCGAGTCCGTGTCGAACTTCATCTCCGTCACGACTGCGGTGATCGGAACCCCGTGCCCTGCCAGATAGCGCGTGTACGCTTCCAGCGGAAGGTTGCCAGCCTCAGGCTTGCCAAACAGCGAGGTAGCAGGGATGACTACCTGATACACGTCGCCTTCAATATCGTTCGCCAACACCACTGCAAGACGGTGCGAGAACCGGCAAGCGCGTGAGTTACCCTGCCCACTACCCGCGATGTTCTGCGGACAGCTTGCACAGTTCTTTGCCTGAGGTTTTTCAGACTCAGCGTCAGGCTTCATGCCGTCATTGCTGAAGCAAGCAGGAAGAACTTTCTCCCCTTCCTCATAAACCCCAGCGTAGAACGTGCGGCTATGGGACGGAGCGGCGGCGGCAACGACCACCTGCATGTAACGCTCATCAGACTTGGCAATCTCTTGCCCACCAACGATCATGCGGAACACCGACCCACGGATAGAAATCCGCTTAGCCTGTGAGCCACCCATGAGGGCTTTTGTAGTACTGTCCATCTGCATGGTACGCAGGTAGGACGGAAGGTTTCCCTTGAATAGAGCTAGTTCGCTCATTTTGATGCTCTCCTGACAGTAATGTCATAGCGGTTATCGACGTTCAGACCCTTGGGCATCAGATTGGGATTCTCTTGGAGAAACTCTTTCATGTTGCCCTGATGGATGCGCTTTTCCAGAAGGCCAAGCTCACCCGAATTTGCGACTAGCTCGTACATCGCGTCCCAGTCCGAAGTCCAGTAGCGAGTCCTAACCGTTCGCATCACCGTGCCGCCACTCGTTTTCAAAGTGTCTGCGCCGGTATCCTTGCAGATCTCTAGAAGCTGGTGGGAGATGACCTCCAACTGCTCCGCAAGCTCTGCGTCTTCCTCTTCAAATTTGCTCTTTAGAGCGTTACGGGCGTCGCGTATCTTGACGTACACCCTTGCTAACTTGTCTGCTGACATTTGTTTTCTCCTCTAGTGAGTTGACACTGTACACCCCTTATTTGGCAGTGTCAAGCACTTCTTCACGATAGAGACCAACTATTTTTGCGTGTACGTCCTCGCGCTCACGGAGCATCTTGTAGATCTTGCGCTCGACCGAGCTTCCAACAATGTGGATGACGGTCACGGGGTGCTTCTGCCCAGCCCTATGCACCCGAGCGTTCGCCTGTAGGTATGTCTCTAGGGACATCGTGGGCCCGTACCACACCACCGTGTCAGCGGCAGTAAGTGTTACTCCATGAGCGGCGGCTTGGGGCTGGATGATCAGAACCTTGGGATCTGGTGTGGTCTGGAAGGTCTTGAAGATCTCAGTCCTCCTCCCTGCCGACACGCCGCCTGAGATAACTTCTGAGGTAAACCCCTCTTTGGAGAGGTGCTCTTGGACTAGCTCGATGGCGTTCTTGAACGGGACGAACACCAATACCTTGTTGCTTGTCTCCGTAATAATTTCAGACAACACGTTCAGCCGCGACGATGCGTCGAAGTTCACGCTTTCCCTTGAGTCTGTGTACACCGTGCCGCATGCCATCTGGAGTAGCTTGTTCATAAGAACTGCGGCGTTGACTGCACTAATCTCCTCGTCAGCAGCGGAGACCATGTTGTGGACCAGCATACTTTTGTAGTACGCCTGTTGGGTCTTGGTCATCGGTACGTCCCGGTCAACGTACGTCATATCTGGCAGGTCTAGGCAGTCGGCCTTTAGGAACCGGATCGCGGGTTGCAACACCCTGTGCACAATTTCTTTAGCGTTGTCTCTTGGCAGGTAGCGATACTGCGTCAGGCGGTACATCACCATATCGCGGAACACCCCTGCAAACTTGGGCACGTTGTTAGGGTTAACTAGTCTGGCTAGTCCGAATGCGTCCACGGGAGATTGCGCGGCGGGTGTGCCGGTCAACATCCACAACCAGCGGTTCTCATTGACCAGCCGGTTCATCGCCTTCCATCGCTTGGTGGTTGCAGTCCTGTAGGCTGACGCCTCGTCGATGACGATCAGGTCAAACTCAGCCTCATCAATTTCTTTCTCGACGATCTCGATACCGTCGTAGTTGATGATGACGAACTCAGCGCCACCGTCGATGATCTTCCTGCGTTTTTCTGGAGAGCCATGCGCCACGTCCACCGTGCGGTGCATAGCAAACTTGAAGAGGTCCGACTGCCATGCCGACTGCATGATGGACAAGGGACATACCACCAAGACCCTACGCAGGAAGCCTAGTGACATGAGGTAGTCAGCCGCCCAGATGACGCTACCCGTCTTGCCCGTGCCCTGCTCGTTGAAGCAGAAGGCACGCTT